ACCGGATGGCCGCGCGATTTTTTAAAGTGGTCCCACTGTGAGTGACCAATCAGATTGTGTCTTGGACGGTTATTTATTTCGAAATACTTAGGCGCTAAGTTGTTAAAGTTGTATAAATTAGACATTCATAAGTGGTCGACATATTTTAATTCAAAATGCCAAAGCGAGATGCCCCATGGCGTATAGTGGCAGGGACCACGAAAGTATCCCGCTCTTCTAATTATTCACCTCGGGGAGGTATACCCAAGCGGGATGCTTGGGTAAACAGGCCCATGTACAGGAAGCCCAGGATATATCGTACGTTGAGAGGGCCTGATGTTCCTAAAGGGTGTGAAGGCCCATGTAAAGTTCAATCCTATGAGCAACGTCATGACATTTCTCATCTTGGCAAGGTGATGTGTATCTCTGATGTGACACGTGGTAATGGTATTACACACCGTGTTGGTAAGCGTTTTTGCGTTAAGTCTGTGTACATATTGGGTAAGATATGGATGGACGAAAATATTAAACTGAAGAACCATACCAACAGTGTTATTTTTTGGTTAGTGAGGGATCGTAGACCCTATGGGACACCTATGGATTTTGGTCAGGTGTTTAACATGTTTGATAATGAGCCTAGTACTGCTACGGTGAAGAACGATCTTCGTGATCGTTATCAAGTCATTCATCGATTCAATGCTAAGGTTACGGGTGGACAGTATGCTAGCAACGAGCAAGCTCTTGTTCGGCGTTTCTGGAAGGTCAATAATCATGTAGTTTATAATCATCAGGAAGCCAGCGAAGTACGAGAATCCATACCGGAGAATGCTCTGTTATTGTATATGGCATGTACACATGCCTCTAATCCCGTGTATGCTACTTTGAAAATTCGGATCTATTTTTATGATTCGATTTCAAATTAATAAAGTTTAAATTTTATTGAATGATTTTCGAGTACATAATTTACATAAGATTTGTCTGTTGCGAAACGAACAGCTCTGATTACATTGTTAATGGAAATAATACCTAATTGGTTCAGATACAATAAAACGAAATATCTAAATCTAGTTAAATATGTCATCCCAGAAGCTCTCAGGGATGTCGTCCAGACTTGGAAATTTAGAAATGCCTTGTGGAGACCCAACGCTTTCCGCAGGTTGTGGTTGAAACGTATCTGCACATGGTATATCCTGGTCGTTGTATAATAGGGGTCCTCGACGTTGGTTATCTTGAAATAGAGGGGATTTGTAATCTCCCAAATAAAGACGCCATTCTCTGCTTGAGGCACAGTGATGGGTTCCGCGGTGCGTGAATCCATTATTTCTACAGTTGATGTGGATGTATATGGAGCAGCCGCAGTTTAGGTCTATGCGTTTACGCCTGGTTGTTTTCTGTTTGGCGGCTCTGTGCCGTGGCTTGATAGAGGGGGGAGTTGAGGAAGATGAATTTAGCATTATGCAGTGTCCAAGCTCTTAGAGATGCATTTTCATGTTTGTCAAGGAAGTCTTTATAACTAGCCCCCTCTCCTGGATTGCAAAGCACGATTGATGGGATCCCTCCTTTAATTTGAACCGGCTTTCCGTACTTGCAATTGCTTTGCCAGTCACGCTGGGACCCAATTAGTTCTTTCCAGTGCTTCATTTTTAGATAATGCGGAGTGACATCATCAATGACGTTATACTCCACTTCATTTGAATAAACTTTAGAATTAAAATCCAAGTGTCCACTTAAATAATTATGTGGTCCTAGTGCACGAGCCCACATAGTCTTCCCCGTCCTAGAATCACCCTCAATGATGATACTAATAGGTCTTTCCGGCCGCGCAGCGGCACCCCTTCCGAAATACTCATCAGCCCATTGCTGCATCTCATCAGGAACGTGAGTAAAGGAAGATAATTCAAATATAGGGACCCATGGGGCTGGAGCCTTTGCAAATATTTTTTGGACATGTGATTGTATTTTGTCCAAATGAAGAACATAATCTCTAGGTTGTTCTTCTTTTAATATATTTAAGGCCTTGGATAGATTTTCTGCGTTTAGAACCTTCGCATAAGTGTCATTGGCAGTTTGGCAGCCTCCTCTTGCTGATCTTCCATCGATCTGGAAATTTCCAAAATCAATGAAGTCTCCGTCTTTTTCCATGTAGGTCTTGACGTCGGACGAGCTTTTAGCTCCCTGAATGTTTGGATGGAAATGTGCTGATCTTGTTGGGGATACCAAGTCGAAGAACCGTTGATTCTGGCATTTGAATTTGCCTTCGAATTGAATAAGCACATGGAGATGAGGTTCCCCATCTTCGTGAAATTCTCTGGTTACACGAATAAATTTCTTGTTTGTTGGTGTTTTAAGTGTCTGTAATTGGGAAAGTGTTTCCTCTTTGGTTAATGAACAATGAGGGTATGTAAGGAAGAAATTTTTTGCATTTACAGTGAAACGCTTTGGTGGTGGCATTGTAGTAAATAAGAAGATGAGACCCGATAGCTCTCCTTCAAACTTGGCGAAATGAATTGGGGAATGGGTCTCAATATATAGTAGAGTCCATTATAGAATATAATTGCCACGTGGCGGCCATCCGATATAATATT